ATTAAGCCTATCATGGATAATATATATCTGGATTGGTTCTTCTTTTTCGTGCCCAACCGCCTCGTATGGGATCACTGGCAGAACTTCTGCTTCGAGCAGGAAGACCCTGACGACAGTACTGATTATGTCATTCCTGCTGTCATGGCTAACGACAATAAAAATAATACTTATGTGGGCTCTCTATGGGACTATTTCGGCCTTCCCGTGAATACGGCTAATACTATAACTGGTGTTAGCGCTCTTCCATTCCGCGCTGTATATCTAATATGGAACGAATGGTTCCGAGATGAAAATCTCCAGAAATCCGTGAAGATTCAGAAAGGCGATACTAATGAGGTATTAGATTCTTCTCGAGTTTCCGATCAGCCTTCTTGGTTGTTCGAATCTGGAACTGGCATTTTCCCCGGATATCCTTGCCCGCCTCGCGGTAAGCGTCATGATTACTTTACCTCCGCTCTACCTTGGACCCAGAAGGGACCCGGCGTTAATATTGCATTGACCGGTAATGCTCCCGTTTTCGGTGACGGTCATCGTCTTGGTCTCGCTCCTGATGGAGCTAGTAATGCAGCTGGCTATCTTTCTATGACCGGCAATGTTGGCGCGATGCTTCGTCATGAAGATGGTTCCGAATGGAGCTCTGGGCAAACTGCTTTCGTTACCTCCGATCGCAGTAGATCGGGCTTGCTCGCTGACCTTTCGAAAGTTTCTGCGGTCACTATCAATGGCCTTCGCACCGCTTTCCAAATGCAGAAGTTCTATGAACGTCTCGCTCGCGGTGGCAGTCGGTATACTGAAGTGCTTCGCTCTTTCTTCGGCGTTGTTTCTCCAGACGCTCGTCTTCAGCGTCCGGAATTTCTAGGCTCCTTCACGAAGATGGTTATGGTCAATCCAATAGCTCAGACTTCCGCGACCGACACTACTTCGCCTCAAGGCAATCTCTCCGCCTATGGCGTTACTGCGTCTAAATTCCATGGATTCACGAAATCTTTCGTGGAACACGGTTATATTATAGGCTTCGTCTGTGCTCGTGCCGACCTCACTTATCAGCAAGGCGTCAATAAGATGTGGCTTCGTTCTACGGTCTATGACTTCTATTGGCCGACATTCGCCCATCTTGGTGAACAGGCTATTGAACTTCGCGAGATCTATGCCCAAGGTACTGAAGCTGATACTACCGTATTTGGCTATCAGGAACGCTACGCAGAATATCGCTATAAGCCTTCGCAGATCACCGGTAAGTTCCGTAGCTCTGTAACTGGTGGTAATCTCGACCTCTGGCATCTATCTCAGTTCTTCACTAATGCTCCCACTCTCAACGAGGAATTCATCACTGAAAATCCGCCCATTAAGCGCATTATCGCTGTTCAAGATGAGCCTGAGTTCTTGCTCGACATAGGTTTCCGTTACACTACAGTTCGTCCTATGCCTATGTTCGGTACCCCTGGTCTCGTTGATCACTTCTAGAAGGAGTTGGTTGTATGTCGTGGCTCTCCAATACATTAGGTAATATAGCTGGTTCTGTACTTGGCAGCTTAGGCTCGTCTGAAATTCAATCGAAGTATAATTCTGCCGCAGCAGCTCAACAGAATGCGTGGAATGTTGAAAATTATAAACATCGTTATCAATGGGCTGTTGATGACATGCGTGCCGCTGGTCTGAATCCTATTCTTGCTGCAACCAATGGCATAGGTGGCTCTATATCAGGAGCTTCTGCAGGTACCATTGGCATGTCTGACATAGGTGCCAATATGAACTCTGCTCGCAGCTCCAGTGCCGCTGAGCGGCAGGCTAAGAACGCCGAGCATCTTGCTCTGTCCCAGATCGAAAAAAACGTTGCAGAAGCCGATTCTACGCGTCAGGCGACCCATGGAATAGTTCTAGATAACGGTATCAAGGCTAACAACTTGAATTTAGCTGAGCAAACTTACGAAAAACGTCTCGGCTATGAGCTTCAGCGCATGGATCAGGAGCTGCAGAATCTAAGGCTCCAAGGATCTTATCTTTCTTCAGGCATACTTTCTAATGTCGCTTCAGCTAATCAGTCTAATTCTGCGGCCGCTTTCTCTTCTCAGAATGCTCGTCTCTCGAAACAGGAAGCTGATTTCTATGACTCATTAGGCGTTGGTAATTCAGGCATCGGTCATATCCTTCGCGGTATTGGTTATCTCATGAAATAAGGAGTTGGTATATATGTCTAACAAAACTACTATGATTCTTACTTTTATCGTATCTGTTGTCGTTCCCTTTATCCAGGAAGTTGTAGACCTTATCGAAGCTCTGAAAGGTCGTTCTACTGCATCTACCCAACTTGTGAGTAAAGTTGCGTCCGACTTTTCGCACGATGTTGATAAACTTGTTGAGCCGGTTTCTAATAGGAACGATTCTAAAAAAACTAGCCGTTTTTTCGGTTCTTGGAGGGACACTAAATGAGACGTCGAAAATTGTCTAAGCGTGGTTCTCGTCGCCTCTTTCGGCGTACTTCTGGATCTCGCCGTAGAAATTCCAAAAGAGTAGGACGAGGTGGATTTAGGATTTGACAATCTGACTTAATCCTGATACAATCGGTACAGGTGATTAATATGGTATGTTACAATCCTATTCTCATGTACCCGGTCGAAGGAGCGACCACGAAAAATGGCAAGCAACACTATTCCTTCTACGGCAGCCTTTCCTCTCACCCTGAACTTGCTAACGATAGCCGTTTCATTCGTTGTTCTTGCAAACAGTGTATCGGCTGTCGGCTTGAAAACTCTCGTCAGTGGGCTGTCAGAGCTGTTCACGAAGCCCGTACTTCGTCCTCAGCTTACTTCGTTACCTGCACATTCGACGATTACCATCTGCCGCCTGATAGGAGTTTAAGCAAAAAATTTCATCAGACTTTCATGAAAAATCTTCGTCGTGAGTATGGCAGTGGTATTCGCTTCCTCGGCTGCGGTGAATATGGTGAACTTCATGCTCGTCCCCATTATCATTATATATTGTTTAATATTGATTTCGGCGACAAAATTTTTCGGTTCCGTGCAGATGGTTATAATACTTATACTTCTGCTCGTTTTTCGAAAATCTGGAAATACGGCATGCACCTTATTGGCGAGTTTAGCTTCGACGCTGCTGCTTATGTCGCGCGTTACATAGTGAAGAAGCAGACTGGCAGTAATGCTGCTGCTCACTATAATGGTCGCACTCCTGAGTTCATGCTTGCATCTAATCGTCCCGGTATAGGCGGTAAATGGCTTGAAGAACATGGTGAAGAGTGTTATGCTAATGATTTCGTTGTTATTAACGGTAATAAGATGCGTCCTCCTCGTTATTATGATAAGAAATTCAATGAAACGCATCCTCACTGGATGGAGTATATTCGCAATAACCGTATTGAGAAGATGCTTCATAACTTGGAGAACAATACTTATGAGCGTTTGGTCGACCGCTGTCGCGTTCAGGAAGGGAAATATAGACATTTTCTCGGCAGAAAGCTTGACAAGGTGTTGTGACTGTGTTATGATTAAGTCAGAAATGAGGTGATGCTTATTCGCGAACTTGAGGCTGTTGAGAAATTCTGTTCAAATCGTAATATTATCTTCAATTATTCCTTTCGCGGAAGTAAATATGCCGCTTACCGCTTGAAGCCTGATGATTCCAGAGTTATTCGCCTTGATAATGACTATTATGTCATATCAGCTGCGTTATATCTCATGATTCGTAGGTATCTAGTCGCATTTAGAAAAGGAGATGGTTCCGCTGAGACTCTATTCCATTTATGATTCCAAGGCTGAGCAATTCAGCCCTCCACAGGTATACCATAATGACATGCTTGCGCTGCGAGCTTTCGAAGGATTGGTCAATGATGATAAGATGCTTATTAACAGCTATCCTGAAGATTTCAGTATTTATTACCTCGGTAACCTTGGCGATTCTGATGGCCGTTACTACATTGAAAGTTCTGACGAATCCCGCGTTCCTGTCCTGGTTGGTCGCGCCATAGACTACGTGCAGGATATTGACAACGATCCCACTTAATGATACTCTAATATAGAGCGTGTCAGAAAAAGGACGATCTCACTGAGATCGCCCTTTTTTTGTACACCACGCCCGCCGCGTCTAGGCGCCTGCGAAAGGAGGTGAAAATTATGAAATTTAAAACTGCTTATGACCCGGTCGAAACCCATGACCACTGTGGCATTGAGTTCACCATGCCCTCTCTGGCCGTTCAGGACGAGAAAGATGAAACTGATATTAACTACATCGTCAATAAGTATGCAGATGGTCATAAAGGCATAGCTACTCTCGATCTCGGTGATAGTTCGCAGTACGCTTATCTCCAGTTCGGAGATGCAACGCTTCCCGGTGACTACAGCACAGCTCTGGAGCTTGTTTCCGGAGTTCGTGAAGAATTCTACACTCTACCCGCATATGTTCGAGCTAGATTCGGTCACGATCCTATGAATTTCATCAGCCAATTGAATGATCCTGCAACGCTCGAATATCTCCAACGAGAAGGTCTGTATGGTAGCAACGAGTCTACCGTCGAACATCAATCGTCCGCTAGTACAGGAATTACACAAGAAAAAGATAACACTTTAGACCCAAATCAATCAGAAACACAATAATAGGCGTCACCGAAGCCAGTTACATACTTGATGTAACTGGCGTAGGTGACGCAAAAATAAACTAGAACCTAAGAATAATTTTCTTTAGGTTAATTCTTAGGTTTACACTTATAAAGAGGTGATAAATTGGCTCGCAATATTAGGGTTAGAGGACATCGCTTCAGCGATGCTCCTGCAATGTATATGCGTCGAACTAAGTTCGACCGATCGCACGTCTACAAGACGACTTTCAACTCAGGCAAGCTCATACCTGTGTTCGTTGATGAAGTACTGCCTGGCGATACTACTCGTATGTCTGTCAATTACTTCGCTCGTCTGGCGACTCCCATTAAGCCTATCATGGATAATATATATCTGGATTGGTTCTTCTTTTTCGTGCCCA